TTATGATAACGGTAGTCCGGAGATGATATTACTACGATACCTTGTTTATCAAAAACAGTTCCAACTACATTAGTTTGTAAAAATGTACCTCCTTCAGCACGGCTATTTAAAGAACTTATATTAGCACTTGTTAGTGACTTATTAAAGATTCTAACTTCATCTATATATGCGTTTACGTTTGAGCTTTGGCTATTAAAACCGCCTATATATAAATCACTTGTATTATCGATCCTAGCAGATGCTGTAAATGGAGAGAATGTATTAATTAATAAATCATTAGATGCAGAAGCATGCAATGTTCCATTAACATACATATTTAACCAACTACCAGATTTTTCACATACAATATGATTCCAAGATGATGAAACAAAAATTGAAGATGTAATTTGAGCTTTAAATTCGGTACTACCAGCTGCAGAGAATATAATTTGTTTACTACCACTTAATTCTATTTTAAATGGATATGATGGTTGCAAACTGCTTGAAGCTTTTGCAATAATTAATTGATTTGATGTTCCTATATTTGAACTAGAAATAAAAAATGATATTGCATAATCATGATCTCTATCATAATATCCAGACAATGATTCTTTTATATAACCTGCTCCTGAAAATTTTGCAGCATACCCAATTGGAGCTTGTGACCCATTAGATGTTTTAACACCTGGCTCATACGTTACTCCTATAGATTCATAACGTATTCTAGTTGTATCAAAATATTCATTGAAACCTTCATAATACGTATATCCAGTTACAAACGAACTAGTATTATAAGATGTATCATAAACATTTCCATATTGATCAGATGCTAACGTAAAAGAAGATGCAGTTAATGCAAATGATCTAGGTTTAATACCTTCGCCAACTTTAACTTGCGGGAATGATAAAATAGATGCAGTTTGAAATAAAAATTTTTTAGTTAAATTTAAATTCGTAGGACCATATGTTTTCGCTGGTTCTTGTTTATTTTTATAAAACAAGTGATTGATAGAAAAATATGTTAATGTTTGCAATGTTCCATCTACATTTGTCGCATCATTATATGTTAAATTCGTACCTAATGCAGGTAAGTTATTTACATCTGAGTATATTCCTTGTAATGGCAAAGCACTACTTGTACTACTGCCAGATATTACATTCCAAGTTTTATATGCTTGAAATGGATTAATTGAAATATCAGATTGGTCAATCTTTTTAAAGACTGTTGGATAGACCCCTTGATACGTATCTTGATTTGTTATTCTAGTTTCGGCCATATTCAGTAAAAACCCCGCTACATTTTATATAAATATAACGGGGCTTAAATCTGCGAATATTTTAGAAATCTAATTTAACTCGTATAAGTGCTTCTCTTTGGAATGATTTCAATAATGGTTTAGAAAGTTTAGCAACTGCTAATAATTCTTGGCGATCATTATATAAACCAACCGTTGTGATATATGTTTTAGGATCACTTATGAATGTTGTCTGTGCAATCTGTCCTACTGAACCTGTTACATATGATGGATTATTTGAGAAATTATATTCTGCATTTTTAATTCTTACAAAATAGTGTGTGCTAGTAACTTTTTCAGAATTACGTGCTTGGAAACCATATGGATCTGAAGTTTGTGGATCTGTAAAATAACTAGAACCAGAAATAGAATGGAATAATACAAAATGATTATTTCCTTCAGAACTAGAACCTGTATTAGTTGCAAAGCCCAATTGTTGATCTAACATTTTACCATCTAATACCAATGTACCATGATCTGGATATGCTAACCCGTAATAAACCGGGGCATTTGGATTATGAATACCACTTGAAATAGAACCAGAAACAATATTATAAACTTTTCCAGAATCTCCAATTTTTGGATTAGCAACTGATGAATCATCAATCAATTTAATTACGCCACTACCTGTAACTACAGAACCGGTTGCATTTGTTGCTCTAGATGAAATTCCAATTAATGGCAATTCCCAATTACCTGCATCTAAACGTTCTTTTAAACGATTACGTTTAAAATTAATTACATAGATATAATCAGTACTTCCTGAGCCAGCTGTCGTAAAACGAGTATCGCTAGGGTTTAAAAGTAATTGACGATATTGTGAATAAACTGCTTTTGATGGAGAGTCATTAAGTTGTCCTTGTGAATCTGAACCGCTTCCTAATGCGTGTCCGAAAGCTAAAGAAAATTGAACTGCTGACCCGGTTGCTGCTGGATCTTTTTGTAATACATCAACATAATATGTACGTTGTGCATTTGTTTGAATTGAAGATGTAAAGAAAGTAGTTAAACTAGCAATACCATCACTCCAAACGCCTGCTGTTACAACTTCTGTTTGATTTGAAACGATATCATTCGCTACATCAAATTTTGTAAATGTGCGGCCATTTCTTGCAAGTACTTGTGACTGTTGCATTTCTGCAACCATTTGATTTGCAAGTTGTTGAGCCAATTGTTGTACTTGTTCATTAATTACTGCAGTGCCTGCTGCAGCCGGAGCTGGAGTAGGAGTAACTGGAGTCCTAGTAGCTTGATTAGCTTGTCCTACTGCTGTAAGTAGATTCCTAGGAACACCTCCTTGGCGCGGTTGTTGTTTTAATGTTTCAATGAAATTATTCATTTTCATATTTTGACCTATATTATACATTTGCAGTAACTGCAGTTACTTGTTTAACAGTTAAATTAATAGTAACACTCCCACCCGTTTCATTACCAATAATTGTAATTGTTGCAGTTTTATCTGACAAATATTGTGTTTTTGCAATAATTCGGAAACCAAATCCTGCAACTGCAATACTTTGTGCATCTTCATTATCACCAATAAAACGTGGTGTTGTAGGCAATACTGTATTCTGTAATGCTTGTGTAATTTGAATATCTGCAACTGATGAATCAGATAAAATTGCTGTATATCCTAAATTAGCATTACCGCCTTGCAAGTTACTTGTATTCGGAGAAATTACAGCACTATCGCCAGGTGCATTTAATACAATAGATGTATTTCCTACACTAATTACCGGAATATTTGTTGTTTGTTTTGGTAATGTAATTAATTTATAACGAAGCGCTTGAGTTTCATCCGGAATTGCTTCAGTTACTGGCATATTCTCAATGATAGTGCCATAATATTCAGTTCCTAGCGGATGATCTGGATTCCATAAAGAATAATCAACTTCATCATCTCCAACTGCAAATTGTGTAATGTTAAATGCATTACCGCCTTTTGCTAAAAGTTCACGCCCTTTTAATGTTAAAATGGCATCAACCGTAACACTAGTATTATCTAAATATCCCATATTTTGACCTTAATTTTATATAAATATACATATTATAATTTTTATGATTAAACTAATCTAAAACTACCTTGATTATTATTTTGAGTTTGATATATCAATTGATTAGGATTAGCTGTTCTCCATTCAACCACCGGACCGCCATCGACTGTCTGTGTTGAATTAACATTAAATGCTGGAGAAGTCATTTTAGTACCATCATATCTTTGTCTATTAATACCAATTGGTAAATAATCTTGCACTTGTGCTAATACTCCAGTAAATCCAGAACCCGTTGGATCGCTATAATATAACGAAGTACCATATGTGCCAGTACCAAAAGTAGTGCCACCGCCGGTGGACCCCGTTTGATAAGTTACTGATTGTGATGTTAAACGATATTCAGATGAAACTGCATTAATATATGTAGGTTGTAATGCATCACTTAACCAGTATGGAGAAGAACCAGTTATCCATGTACTACCGGATCTCAATAAATATTCATATGAATATGGCACACTATCATACTTATCTGCATTTGAAGCAGTTAAATACATTTGCCATTGATCGTCATCTATTCCTTGTATAGTTAATATATCATCTGAAATAGCACCGGCATATATTAAATACGCGCCATTTGCTGAGATTATTGTATCATCTATAGAAGAAGTATACATAGAATCAAATCTATGAATTTTAGGAAGTATGGTATCTTTACTTCGTTCTAATATGTTTGGCTGAATCAATAAACCTGTTAATTTATCAGTCCTAGCAGGTAACAATTGTTCTAACTGACGGAAGAATGATAAATCATACAATGTAAACATAGATATGTATGAATTTATATCATTTTTAGATTCATATTTTTTCCAATACGAATTCGCAGTTTGTATTAAATCTGGATATGATTTTAAATCTAATTGTCCCGGGTCTCCGATGTATTGATCTAATTCAGTGAAACCTAATTGTGCAATGATATCTTCATTTATCATTGTTTGTGGAGAAAAATATACTCCTAATTTTTTACTATCTAATGGAGCTTTATCAAATTGACTACGTTCTGCTCTCGTAGCAATATCCAATGTTCCAACTAATTCATTTTCTTCTAAACGAATTTTATTATCATCTAACGTACCAGCACCTAAAGATATTGCATCATAATAATATGTTTCTTCTATAGAATCATATGGAGTATTATTTGTCCATGATGTAAATGACGCAGAAATGCTAGATGATACTGGCTGTACTCCGTATAAACTACTAGTAGCTGAATGGTTTATTTTTTGCGTTAATGGCAATCTAAATACTAACTCATTATATGCATCAACGTTACCATCATATGCAGCAGGTGCTTTAGTGTGATTTTCGAATGGAGAATTTTGCAAACTAGAAGTCCACAATCTTAATTCTTGAAGTTGTCCTACAAATCTACTAGCACCAGTTGATGTTCCACCTAATGTTAAAGTTCCAGTAGTAGCAAAAGAAGCTGTTGCTGATGCAGAGACGGTAGTAACAATTTTTCCGTATTTAGATTTTTTTGCAATCAAATCTAAATTAGATCCATTTACTCTTAATATAGTATTAATCCAATCACCATTAAACAATTCAAATGCAGCTGATCCAGTTCCGTTAATTTGTATAACACCCATAGTACCGCTACTAAAATCAATAGTAACAGAATTCGAACCAATGTTATATAAATTCATAGTAGATGGTATTGTAGGATTTTTAACAACATCAGCTGTTCTAAATCTTAATTCTACTGATTGTATCGGTTTAGTATAATTTACAACTACAGTGCCTGCCGTACTACCACTTAAGTCTAACGCATAATCAAAATTTAATTTTTCGTATACCGGAGCTCTTTCTAATCTAGGACCGCCATATTCATTAATACTTACAAAAGATTGTGGAATTCCATAACATGATAATAATGCTTGAATACTACGTTTAGTCCCTTTACTTTTTAATAATAAAGGTAAGTTATTAACAATTCGTCTCCAAATTGTAGCAGTCATATTCTTACCAGGAACCGATGGATCTCCTATTGTATTTGAACCCGTTAATGGCGTACCTGCTTCATTAGTTCCTAAAACATATTGCCATAATTCTTGTCCTTGATTTCCATCTGTTAAGTTCCATCCAAATTGTTTTGCAACTGAATATAATAATTCATTTGGCATACCTAATTTTGGATTTTCTTCTCGTTTGTTGATTCGAGTCATATGATTTATATACGTATAAAGTATATCATAATGATGACCTAACATATCAACAAATGTTAACATATCAGCATTAGTTGCATCAAATCTAATGAATTCTGGTATAGCATATCTAAGTGCGTTATAATTCAGTGAATCATATAATGATGCAGAACTATAAAGTCCATCAAACCAACTAATAAATAAACTACTAGTTGAAGGCGCTAATGTATAAGGAATTGAAGAATTAGTTTTTGGTACTGGTTTTACGTAACTACCCGTTAATTGAGTTACATATGCATTTTCATTAGGAATATCATATGTCGTTAAACGAGAAGATGATTCATAATACAAATATCGTTCAAAATCATCAAAGCCTCCAATTAATGTAGATTTAGCAGTTTCATAATCTGCAACATTAGTTGTTGCAACACTTCCCGATAGTTGAGATACTGCTAAACTTTGAGATGAATAATATTCTAATAGTTGTATTTTATATTTAAAATTTTCTAAACGTTCTGTTGCTGAACTATAAAAAACGAAATTATTAAAATCTGAATAATCTATGTTTAATTTAACTCCAGCTAATGATC